TAAAAGTATCAGAAAAAGGGGGTGGGGGCAACCCAATGAAAATACCTCCAAATAAATTTATCAAACTAGCATTTTATGTGTGTACTATGCAAAGGCCCGCCCGATTTCGGGGGTATGGCCTAAAATATTTTATAAATGTCATAATGAAAATGGCAAAGTTACCCGCAATAAAAAAGGCGGGAAATAATCCCGCCTTAATTTTTCTACGATCGTAAAGTTTAATCGTGATAAGTTTTGAACCAGTCTTTTTCTGCATTAATTAAATGGCCATATTTAAGAATGTCATTCTTATACATATCTCCATATTCCCAGCTATCATAAGTCATCGGAGATTTTGCCGCAGTAAACCAAATATCATATTGGCTAGTTTCATTACTAGCCATTTTATATGTCTTAAGTATTCTATAAGTAATACTACCAGCCTGATATTCTGCGTATGGTTTATCTAAGTTTCTGGTTTTACCAAATAAGTTTTTAGTCATTATTTAACCTCCATTACTGGCCATATATGTAATAGTTTAATTTCAAAAGGCATTGAATGCAGAAAATAACTTACTGCATCCCTTGCCTCTTGTTCATTTTCTGCATCGATCGAATAAAATAATTTTCCGTCTACGCCTTCTATAGTTATTTCAAATTTATATTCTTTCATTTTATTTACTCCATATAGTTTTAGTTATTTCATATTCGTAAGCAGGTACTTTCCTATATTGGCCAGTACCTACCTTTTCAACAATGCCTTTATTTTCTGCATTCTTAAAATGAGATTTTTTTAAGCTGTTGAATTTATTAAAAACCTTACTAATTAAAGTATGGTTTTTCTCATTAAGTGGAATGTTTTCCACGTTAATACTTTCAATAGTTTTCACCAATTGAGATAGTGAAACTTTTTTAGTCTTATATTTAGTAATAGTTATTACTTTATTTTCCATAATGTTTTACTCCATTGTAATTGTCTTATGTAGTCTTAAGACTACATAGGAAATAAGGCATAAATAAGGCAAGTTATAACTTTTTTATAGCTGGTTTTTATAGCTGGTTTTTATTTCCAGCAGCTTAAATTATTAATAATATATTGATTATATATGTTAGTTATATATAGCTGCAGCTATCCAAGGCCCGAAATCCCGAAATCCCGAAATCCCGAAATTTTAAGGCCTGGGGCCTGGTGTAATTTTAAAGAATATATTATTATATTACATTATATTATATTTAGGCCTGGCACCCGAAACCCGAACCCGAACCCGAATCCGAACCCGAACCCGAAATAAATATTATTAAAAGTTTGCATTATATAACAATATCGATTAGACTATATAGGACAATTACATGAGGTATTTAAAATGCTAACAACTACAAAATATAAAAAATCTATTCATGATTTAAATAATTATGATCATGACATAGTCAAAAATAGTACAAATATTAAAATTGGAAAAAAAGTAACTAAAGGCCAATATTTAAATTACTTGTTTAAAACTGTTACTTTAATTGAGCGGGAAACATGCCCGCCTGATTGCGTGCATTGGAATGATTGCTATGGCAATAATATGCCATTCGCACATCGTATTAGTCATAAAGATCAAAATTTATTACAAAAAAGAATTTATAACGAATTATTAAATTCAACTAATAAATTATTATTAATTCGCTTGCACGTCCTGGGCGATTTTTTCAATGTTAAATATGTTAAATTCTGGTCTATAATGTTAAATACATTCAAGAATATTGCTATTTATGGGTATACAGCAAATAATATTAATTCAAATTTTAAAATTTCCAGGGATATTGCAAAGGCCATTATTAAACTAAATTATAATAAACATTCACATATAAGATTTAGTAATGATTTAACAAATAATTTTTCCGCAAATTCTTATGACATAGTAAAACCAATAAAAGGTAAATCTATATTGTGTCCAGTACAAGAAAATAAAACCGCAAATTGTGGAACATGCGGTTTATGTTGGAATCAAAAAAATCAATCAATAATATTTAAAACTCATTAAAGAAAGGTAAAACAATGGCATTTACTAATTACAAATATAAAAAAATGACATTTAAGGACGCAGAACAAATTATTGCAAATGTTGTAGAATCTGCTTTTTTAAATGCCAGGGATATTGACGAAGAAGAGGCCAAGGAAATTGACCAGGCCTCGGAAATTTATTTTGAGAAAGTAAACAATCTTTTAAATAAGGAAATAGACAATGACAAAACCAAGTAAAAAAGATTTAGAACAAATTAAAACAGCGTTAGAAGATAACGCTGCAGATATTACTGTTCATGAATTATTTGATCGGGTTATTAATGATTGGAAACTTACAAATTTATTTCCTCATGATAACCCCGAACAAGGCGACAAAGATTTATTAGAAAAAATTTATGTTGAATATCTTATGAAAGATTTAAGTAAACTATCAAAAGAAGAATTAATTGCTGAAAGGTGGATATATGAAGAATAAATTAGGTGAAGACATTTTAACAGATGAAGAAATAGAAGAGTTAAAAGAATTAGGAAAGGCAATCGAGGGTACCCTGGTGTTTGGTGATCCTGGCGGGGATGGATACCCAAGCAGAACAAATAGATTTGAATTATTAAAAATGTTTAAAAGATATTTAGAAATTCATGATTATAAAATAGTTAAAGATAAACCACCTTATGATATGTTAGAATAGGCCTCAGGCCTATTTTTTATTATTCCAACATTCATTGTCCATTATCATTATGAGCTAGTGTTATTGATTCCAGGTGCTTGATCCCCGACTCCCGAATCGCCCCGAAAATGTCCCCGAATCCCGAACCCGAAACCTTGATTATAGGCTCCATGGTTAGTCCATCTACGGCCAATTGCCGAGCATCCTCGCCCCGAAATAAAAATAGGCTACCCTCCCCGACCCGTTGAACCAAGATGTACGATAACCCTTTTTTGAGCCAATGCTTAGTATTCCAGGCTATTTGATTTGAAGATAACTTGATTTTGTTAGCCTTGGTTATCTTAAGTTCTAGCCAAAAAGCTAGTCCATCCCATATAATATAGACATCAGGCACACCACTAGCTATTCGATTTTCAATTCTTGTAGCATAACAATCGTTAGGTAAATTTTTTTTAACTCTTAGCCAAAGATTTTTTTCGGTCGTCATCTGTAACTGTTTTATAATCGCCCTCGATAAACACCTGGGGATATTGTTTTTGTAAATCAACAAGTCGAGCTACAATCTCATCCCTGGACAAGTTATCAAGAGTATGGACATTTTCTCTTCGATCAGTAGTCAAACCACCTAATGCACTTCGAATTTTTTCTGCATTGACGGATGCACTATATTGACCTTGTTGCTCTGCTCCATGACTTAATTCATGAAACCTTTTAAGCTGACCCATCAATGTGACACCATATTTTCTTTCTCGTAGTTGTCTTAACTCTTCAATATATTCGACAACATGAGGATATTCTCTTGCATTTAACATCCTGGATGCATGAACTTTAGCAGATCTTTCATTGTATCCGCTACGAATAGCACATTCTTTATTGGTATAAATGCCCTCGACATATAGCTCTGCAAAGGTTTTCTGTCTGTTGGTCAAAAGTCTGTTATGATTTTTTTCAATTTTAAGAATAGTTTTCTGCATGAGTTTATTTATAGAATAATTTTGAAAGATTTGTAAAACAAAAAAAACAAAAACGTCATTGCGTCACATTGAAGTGTTATAAACGTTATAAATTAAGAGAGAAGTGTTATATAAATATTTGACTGTATATATACGTTATAGATTAATTTGTAACACTTATAACACTTATAACACTTAATTTGAAACTTTTTTTATAAAAGTGAAATCTTTCTGAGTAGTGTTATAAGTAACTCAAATATTATTACTTGTGTCCTATGTAGTATTATGGTAGGTTTAATTAAATTTAACCACATGGAGATTAATATGACGTTTTACTCTACACATCCATCAATTAATATTGATGTTAAAATTCCTGGAGATTGGGATAACATATCTTATCATCATGATATTTGTCCTAGTTTCAAGGTCAAAGATTTACAGATCTTTGTTATGGATGATCAGACTCGTGACGAAGAAGAATTTGATCACAAATATACGATTATGTCTGAAGAGAATTATGGCGATGACAAACCGCCTTTTCTAGCTACAAATTCCTGGGACGAAGTATTAACATTCGTATCTTTATATAAATCTTTAACTAAGGGGAAAGACAATGCAGATAAATAAATTAGAACTTAAAAACATTACTTACTATAAACAAGGATCTGAAGAAACACCTTGTTATAATGCAGTTGTTTATGTGAATGGTAAAAAGGCCATGCATGTAGGCAATGATGGTCGAGGTGGATGTGATCGTCAACTTCATGAATATCCTACTTTTGATCATACATTAATTAATAAACTAAATGAGTATTGTGTTAAGACATTTGGTGTTAGAAAATATGATTGGGGTCAAGTTGACATTGATCTTGAACATTGGTGCCATGATAGACTATACGAATTTCTTGATAAAAAAATACTTAAGAAAGAACTTCAGAAAAAATATCTTTGTGTCATGCAAGACGATTATAAGGACGAAAGATTTTTAGTTTCCTGGAAAAGAAGAGGTAAGGATTTTGATGAATCTTTTCAAAAGTATTTAGTTGCTAAGGAGCCTGACCTGGTAGGTAAATGTTTAAACTTTTTACCATTCGATAAGGCCTGGAAAATTTATGAAGAGGTAACATCATGAAAGAGATAGACTATTATTACTATGACCATGTTTATGGAGAGGGTGGCCGTTTAGGAAATTTTGGAAAGTTGATGGATTTTATCGACAATGCTTATGACAAAGATAGACACACGATTCAAGATTCCTGGGAAAGTCACATACAAGTTTGCGAAGAAAATGATAATCCAATTGAAGAGGTAACATTATGAATAGAATAGATAAATTAGTTGAGATTTATAATAAGTGGGGACATGCTAATGGCATCTCCCCATTGCCTAGTGCCGATGATCTAAGGTTCGATGGTCTAAATGGTCGCAGAAATTTGACCAACATACAAATTCAATGGCTCGACAGATTCTGCCGAGCTTGGGACATAACTCAATGCAGAGGGGATAAGTAATGAAATATTTTATTTATGATTTTAATGGAGTTTTATTATTTAAAAAAGGTTTTAACACTTATCAACAAGCATTTGATTTTTGTTTAGATAAATTCAAATTCGATGAAGAAATGGATGAGATAATAATCAAAGGAGAAAAGTAATGGGTAAAGTAAAGCAAATGATGATGGATCAAGAAGTTGAGTTTTGGGACAAGGCCTTATCAACTATGTTGGAATCCGAAACTCGAAACGAATTTGTATCAAAGATGATGCCACACTTTCATTTAATGCGACCGATGTCAGATCAAGATATCATGGGAGAATTGTCTGATGGCTGGGATGATCATCAATCTAATTATGCAGAGGAGAATAAATAATGAAGTATTATCATGCAACTATAGAAGAGCATCATGGAGAATTTGTTACTCATGAATCAATATTGATTGCTACTGAAAAAGATGGTTATCAAAGACATGAAGAGATTACTAAAGATTGGTATGGTATAGACGTTGATGAAGACCCTGACAAAAAGGGTGTTTATTGGAATGATTGCATGACCTATCAAAGTGGTTATTTTAGTGAAATTTCTAAAAAATGTTTTGAAGAGTTAAACAAAAAAACCTCTATTACGGCTTTCTTTGATGAAGAGGAGAGTTGATAATGTTGACAATCAGAAGATTAATTAATGAATTAAAAGATTATCCAAGTGATACAAGAATAGATTTTATACTCCTGAATAAAAATTGGGAAGATAGCACTAAGGATACTTATTTAAATGTTAAAGGTGTCGTAGGTAGTGGCGAAGCTGAAGACGGAAGAGAATACGTTGAATTAGGATTAATGTTGTTTAAGGAGAATAAAAGATGAAAAACACCTGGGCATATATTTATGGGGATGAATGTGATGATTTATGGGATCATTTCGGAATGTCAGATCGTAACAATAATGATCGTATGAAAATTAAGTTTGTTGAGTTTGAATCTGAAGAGGAGCAAAAGGAGAATCATAATGAAACTTGATGAGTTATGGCAAAAGCCTGATTTTAGAAAAGTAGCACTTAAATACTATCATAAATATTTGAAAGACAGAATCCAGGCTGACGATAGGCATGATACATGGGGGTCTTTTCAATATAAAAATTGGTGGTATGATTTGAATCTTTTTATCGATGAAGATGATTCTGCGGTTCGAGATTGTATTTATAACGTAGAGATAAACAGTAATGGCGATCTACAAACGGGCGAAGATTATCTTGTAATAACTGAACCTGATGGAAAAATTATTACATGACTTGACCAACAAATTTATAGTCAATATAACTATTACCATCTGCATATCTCCATGTAATTGTCAGTACATTATGCAGTTTTGGTTAGGAAAAAGAGCTAGGATAATTTCTTAGCTCTTTTTTTATTTTCTTGTTGAAATTCATTTAAATAAATATTACATTAAACTACATGGGACTAAACAATTAGTCTTTAACTAACCTAACCAAAAGGAGAAAATCATGGGTTTAGATATGTACTTAGTCGGTCATCATTATCATACTGCTTATAAGGATGATACTCCAAGACCAAAATTAGATAATAAATATAATATAGAGTCGATGAAAATTGACCTGGGTTATTGGCGAAAGCATGCAGATCTGCATGGTTATATTGTGGATACCTTTGCTAATGGCGAGGATAACTGCATGGAAATAGATCTAACTGAAGCTGATTTAGATCAAATTATTTTAGCGATTCAAAATGATGATTTAAAAAAAGATCATTCGGGATTTTTCTTTGGTAATTCAACCGAGTTTGGATATTATAAAAAGGAAGAAAAAGATCGTGCAATTGCATTATTTCAAAGAGCAAAAACCTTTTTGCAAGAGGGTGCTAAGATGTGGAAAGATTCAGATTTATTTATGAATCCAAGGCATGTAACTTATAGAGCATCATGGTAAGTTCAATGAAAGTAATATTTGAAACTGAAGATGCAAGGTTCGTGATCCCTAGTGGAAAAGAGCCTTACATCGAAGTTCGGTGTTATGAGTGTGGGGGTCATGGATATACTCCCACACAAAACGACTTACTGAACTGTAAGACTTGCAATGGCAATGGATCAATATTTTACAATGACAATGGAGATGTAAATGAATCAAGTTATAGAGTTACAATCGTATAATTACGTACCAATCCAACAAACATATGACAGAAATGCGGTGCTGAACAAAATGGTCGGCACTCATTTTTTTGGATCTATTGATGGTATATCTTTAGAAGAGCTATCTGAAATATTTGGCACACCGATATATAGTGATGACAATAAAACCAATGTGCAATGGTTAATAGAATTTGAAGATGGATTATTAGCTACCATCTACGATTACAACCAGGACATCAAAGACATCAAAAGTGAAAAAGTAATTTGGTGTGTAGGTGGCCATGATATAAGGGTTATGGATCGTGTTTATAAGCTGACAAAGATAGATCATAAAATGACTTATCACCAGGCATTAGTAACGATAGAAAAAGCGATGCTAATGATGAAAAGCCGTAACGTCCCGTTTAACTATGACCGACTAAATTTAGCCTGGTCAAAGATTCAGCGAGGTGTGTGATGTCAGAACAAGATTTAATTAATTTTAAAGATGGGACTTATGATGCTTTGATGTATGGCATCAGAAGTGAAACCAATAAATCACATTATTATAAACAAGGATATGACTTTGGATTAGTTTTGTATAATGATCAAATAAATGAGGTGCAAGATGACATTTCAAAAAAGAATTAATCATTTACGATGCTTGTATGAAGAGCATGACAGATTAACAAATACATCCAAGGACAAGATTGCAGATGCCGAGTATCGTGGTGTGATGTTAGGTCTTGATATGGCCATGGATCTATCCGAATCAATAAAGGAATTTGAAGCTGACATTAAAAAAATCAGGGGCAAAGGTTCCAGGAGTTGGTGGCATGTTTAAAGCGATGGCTCTTATTTGTAGTGTTTGGATTGTAAATGGCAAAGCTGAACAACAATGCTTTACACACATGTTTAAATGGGAATTTGAATCACAAAAAGAATGTGAATTAAAGTTAGTTCGTTACAGAATTTACGAGCTACCCAAAAATCAAAAAATAATTTTAGATGATTGTATTAGGGTAAAAAAGTCCTGATTTCCAGGTACAATCATACACGGGGGTAGTTTTACCCCCACTCTAAGGCTCTTAAATCGAGCCTTTTTTTTCCATTATCCAACAAAATTTAGGTTCAATAGATGCAGATTGGAATTCTCGTCCTGGTCTAGTTAGCCATCCTTTATGTTTATTTATTTCTACTTCATGCAATATTTTCCACCCCGAACCCCGAAGACTTGAACCACTTTCTGATTTCAAGGTATAAGTTATAATTTTACGACCACCCATTGCTCTCCAAGCTCGCCAGGCACTAGCATATAAAAAACTATTTGTTCCTTTAGGTGCTGATTCCAGAATACAACATCTAGTAACTTCAGCAGTAAACCCATCTTCTTTATGTCTTGATATTGGTCTACCTACGATAACAACACCGATAAGCTGATCTCCATCCGAGCAGCCAATACAAAATTTACAACCTTGCACGGGTTTGTTATGTCTGTGGTAAGTTGATACAAACTCATTTGCATGAGCAAGTGTTATAGGTACGGCTTGTATTTTAGTCATCAATCAAACTCAACTGTTTTGTTTTTCTTTCATTCCAACGAATAGGACATTGAACTGAATCTATTTCTCTCGCCATTTTTTCAGGACATCTTTTACTGCTTTTATAGTTTCGAGATACATTGACCGAATCAGCAGATGCAAATGGATAATGTTTGCCTGTCATGTTTAACCCTCTCAACATATGTATCCAGGGCAGAGTTTTAAATTTTCTATCCAACATATTAAAAGCCTCATTGACTCGCTCTTCCCAGGATCTAGACCCGACTTGCCAATATTGTCCGCTGCTCCCGAAACAAACCTTTGGATAATTTTCACACAAATACACTAGGTAATCCAGACCAAGATGCAAATGCCAGACGGGTACCCCAAAGTAATTAGGATATGGCCAGGTATTTAAAAATTCTTTATTTTGTTTTTCGTCACCCCCGATAACATCTGGTATAACTGCCCAATGTGGATGACCAAGTTTATCTTGTAACCAATCGTAATATGCCTGATGATCAAACACCTTACCACTTGTATAGGTAGTAAAAGCACCATTGTCCCACATGACACTTTGTCCTATTTCCAAGCATATTTTTGCATCCCTAGAATCAGCAAAGGAAACACAAAAGTGTTTCCCTGCCATTTTGTATAGGTTCTCCTTTGGTGTCAAAGGTGTGCCATGATAGTGTATCATTTAGATATAACCTTAACCCCCAAATGATCTGATGTTAATTTAACAGAATCGAATCTTGACTTTAATATTTCAAATAAATCCTCTTGAAACATTAGTTGGTTGTAAATTCTTTTTTGAATTTTAACAAACTCTTCGACTTCGATTATTGCATCTGAATTTATTTCAACATCATAAATATTTACAGATTCATCATTTGGACATCGACACACTAACTTAAACTGATAAAGGTGCATTTCTATTCCTTAAATAATAGTAGATAACAACTGCAGCTAACATCTTGCTAATAAACATTGTCGCACAAGCAAGTATACTAAACTGTCCAATCATGGCTAAAAATACTGCACTATCAATTGGTGTAGATACTAATGAACTTATAAGGATTCGTTGATGCAGAGGCTTACCTGTAAATGTGTACACACCCCAATCTGTAAGTTCTGAAATCATAAATGCTACAAATGATGCAACGGCAATAAATGGATTGGCCATAACATAACTTAGTATGGCACCTATAACCATAGCTCCTATTACTTTGTGTCCTATCTCTCGTTGTGCATAATCCCGAAGTATAAATATTACACCCACGATAATACTCATTGGTGGATACATGGTATCATAAAAAGGTATTAGTGGTACGTAAACAAATCCTACGTTAATTAATACCACAGATAAAATATAAGCGATCGTAAATTTATATTGATTTAACATTGTATTCTCCTTTGTTATTATTCGTCTTCTTCAAATTCAAATTCGATAAAGAATTCATCATCGTCATCTTCAAGCACATTTGTAGATGGTTTGATGTTTTTTAATTTTTGTTTGGCCTGGTTAAAATTTATAACATTGTCTTCTGTTTTGGGTCTATTTTCAGCCATTGTCTTGCCTCCTCTCCTAATACTTTAGCACCAATGTCAATCTTATTTTTCAGAGCCTTGACAATCTTTTCGTCAATTGTGCTCTCAGTAATAAGATCTATATATGTTACCTTGTTGGTCTGACCGATACGATGACATCGATCTTCAGACTGCATTCTAGTTTCAAGATTAAAATCATTTGCATAGTAAACAACAGTATTCGCCTGGTTCAAAGTAATACCATAACCAGCGGTCGATGGATTACCCACAAAGAATCTCATAGGATTATCTGGATCTTCAAAGGCCTCGATAACTCGAACTCTTTCGTCCTGGGGTGTGTCGCCATAGTATGTCCCGACTGTTTCTTTGCCATATAAAGTTTCAAGTTTATTTTTTATTGTAACTATATCGTATCGGAATCTGGAGTAGATAAGTATCTTACCTGACACTTCATCACATATGTTTAGTAATTCAGTTAACCTATTAGTTTTAAACTCTATTGTGTTACCCTCATCTGTTTTAAGATGTCCTGATAATATCTGCTGCAATCGTAACATTTGTGTTATGATCATGGGTGCAGTTACAGTTGAAGCTACGTCAAGTAACAAGATAGCTTCTTTTTGTATCTTGCTATACATTTTCTTTTGATCATCGGTAAGTTCAATAAAACGTGTTGTGTAAATTTTATCAGGTAAGTCAATACAATCTTTTTTCAACACTCTGTATATATATGGATCTATCTTATTAAGTAATTCGTCTAATCTTTTGTATCCAACAATCTGCTGAAAGGTATGAGATCCAAGACTCCTTTTTAAAATGTTTGCATGACGATTAAGAAAAGCATAGTAACTTTTAAAATTTAAGATCCCTGGGTCAAGGAACTCGAACTGTGACCAGAGGTCCAATGGCGATTTGGTTACAGGTGATCCTGTAAGTAAACGTTTATATGCAAACCCCCGACCTATTTTTATCAGTGATTTAGTTCGTTTAGCTTTATGATTCTTAATTGTTGTTGACTCATCTATGGCTATAAGTCCCCGACCTCCGAACTTCTTAGCCATCCAATTACCCGCTTTGATCCCACGTGCACTAGAAAAAGCCTCAACATTCATAACAAATATTCTCATGGCCGTTGTTGAGATTTTAAAAAATTCATTTAATTTTTTTTCATACATTTTATTTGTATTTGACTGCCAATAAAGTAATTTATGTTCTATATTATCTGACAGATGTGTAGGTATTTCTTTTTGCACCCAGTTACGATAAACACCTTTTGGAGCTAGTATTAATACAAAATTTATTTTTTTTTCATGCCGCAACCAGGCAATATTATCAATAAGCACTTTAGATTTACCTGTACCCATTTCCATAAAAAACCCAAAGAGTCCCATGTCTTTCGCTTTATCCAATGCATCTAATTGATGTTTATATGGTTTAGTTTTAATTATGTGGTTGACATTCATTAATCACTCCTATATCTTCCAATATAAACATAAATAAAATAATTTCAACCTAAAACCTGAAGAGGAGATACTTTAAATGGCTGAAGAAATTTTTGAAGAAATGTTTGATGATACAACGCTTGATAAAATTGAGGAAAATACAATGAAAAGTTTGTCTTCCTTAGTTAAAGAAGTTGATCAGCTTACAACTGAAATAAATGAAAAAGAACAAGAATTGAAAAAACTTAAAACTGCTAAGTTGAAAATGTCCACTGAACAAATACCTAGTTTAATGGATGAGATGGGTATTCAACGTTTAGATGTAGAAAATTTAAGTGTGAGTTTAAAACCATTTGTTAATGCAAGTATACCACCGCATAGAAAAGAAGAAGCCTACAGATGGTTAAGAGATAATGATCTTGATGATATTATAAAAAATGATGTCATCATTTCATTTGGTAAGGGAGAGGATAACATGGCTGGGGACATTATGTATGATCTTGAGCAACGTGGTATGCATCCCGAGAAAAAGACACACATTCACTCAATGACACTAAAAGCATTCATTAGGGAACGTGTTGAGAAAGGTTTACCAATAGATCTTGATTTGTTTGGTGCCTTTGTAGCAAGAACCACTGACATTAAAAGGAGTTAATTATGTCAAAAGCAGTAACAAAAAAAGAGGACAATCTTCCCTCTGCAATAGAAGATGAAATTTTTGAGACCGCTGGCGATGGCATTGATTACGATACATCGGAATTACAAATACCATTCCTACGTTTAGTACAAGCCATGTCTCCACAGTTAAAAAAGACTGACCCTAAATTCATAAATGGGTGCTCTCAAGGAGACATGTTCAATACTGTGACAGGACAGTTTTGGGATGGAGAAGAAGGTGTAACAGTGATACCTTGTTTTCAAGAAACAAAATATCTTGAGTTTATACCACGTGACCAAGGTGGAGGATTTGTTGGCGAGATAGCTCCTGATAATCCTGCAATTAAACAAGCAAAACGTGAAGGTAATAAAGAAATATTATCTAATGGTAATGAACTTGTTAAATCTGATCAGCACTATTGCATTGTGCTTGATGGGGATATTCCGCAGTTAGCTATTATGGATATGAAAGTATCACAACTTAAAGTTAGTAGACGATGGAAAACTCAAATAGCCATGCAAAAGGTCAAGGACAAAAAAGGACAACTACGTGTGCCTGCAGTTTATGCTACCATGTGGAAGTTTAAGTCTGTTGAAGAAAGTAACGATCAAGGCACATTCTTTAATTGGACTTTTGACAGAGTAGGTTTTGTCCAGGACAAAGGCTTATTTGAAGAGGCCAAGAAGTTTAGAGAGTCTGTTATGAAAGGCGAGGCAAAGGCTAGAGCCGAAGACATAGTAGACCAACCAATAGCAACTAAAGAAGATGATGAACCATTTTAATGGATCTGCATCAAAAGTTCATGGCAGTGTTTGAGGGATCAAGCACTGCACATGGACAAACCACTATTGGTAACGTTAGAAAAAATGGTAAGACCGATGCTAAGAGTTTCATCGTTAAGGAACCTTTGACTATTGATTTAATTAAAGGTCACCTGGACGGGACAACAGGCATTGGATCAATACCTATCACACACGAAAACAAGTGCAAGTTTGGTGTCTTGGATATAGACACATATCCGATAGATCATGCAGACATAGCGAAGAGATGTAAGACTATGAAACTGCCTTTTGTTGTATGCAGAAGTAAGTCGGGTGGTGCACACTTATTTTTGTTTTTAAAAGAATATTACCCTGCAGTAGACATAAGAGATTATTTAGGAGAGATGGCCGCAGCATTAGGTCATTCTAATTGTGAGATATTTCCAAAGCAAGATCAGATTCTCGTAGATCGAGGAGATGTAGGAAACTTTATTAATCTTCCATACTTTGATGCAGAGAATAGCTTAAGGTATGCAGTTGATGAAAAGGGTAAAGAGATGACCCTTGAGACATTTTTAGAAGTTGTAGAAAAGAAAACAATAACGTTAGAAGATTTAGCTAAACTTAATCTTGGCAATAATAAAAAAGAATTTGATGATGCACCCTGGTGCTTACGTATATTTTTTAATCTTGGTATACCAGAGGGTCAAAGAAACAAGGTTATGTTTCATGCGGGTAAATATGCAATTAAGAAGTTTCCAGAAAGTTGGAAACAAATGCTTGAGACATGGAATCAAAAGTACTGCTCACCACCACTGCCTGCATCTGAGATAGTAACAATCCAACAACAACATGAGAAAAAAGATTATGAGTATCTGTGTAGGGACGAACCTATGCAGAGTCATTGTGATAAGAAGGCATGTAAACAAGCAAAGTATGGAATCGGTGGCCATGATACGTTGCCCGAGATTGGTGGACTAACGATATTAAAATCAGAGCCAAGATTATTTTTTCTTGATGTAGATGGTAAGAGACTCGAGCTATCTACAGAACAATTACAAATGCCTATACAGTTTCAACGTGCATGCATAGAACAAATAGATTTTATGCCTCCGTTGTTTAAACCAGGGGATTGGCAAGTTTTGGTAAATAACTTGTTGTCCACTGCAACATCAATAGAAGCTTCTGAAGAATTGACTATAACAGGACAATTTAAAGAGCTCGTAGAAACCTACTGCACTAGCCGCATTCGGGCAAAGTCACCCGAAGAAATGACCATGGGTAAACCATGGACAGAAGATGACTTAACATATTTTACCATGAAAGGGTTGCAGGAGTTTTTGAAACAAAGGGGATTTACTACCTTTAACAGACCACAGATCCAACAAAGATTAAAAGATTTGAACAATGACACCAAATGTAATGGCATGAAACAAATCAAAATGGATGATGGTAAATGGACTAACTTGAGGGTTTGGTGGGTTCCTAAATTTGAAACTACTGAAGTGGATTTATCTACAAACAAGGAGACAAACGATGACGAAATCCCATTCTAATGAAAAACAGATGGATAGGAGCACTACGTTTTTGAGAGGACCCGAGGTATGTTCTTGGCTTAAAATATCTAAGTCAACATTATATCTTTGGGTACAAAAAGGTATTTTTCCTAAACCTGTAATTCTTGGTTTACCCGAAAAGAACGGAACATCCAGATGGATAGAAAGTGAAGTTCAAGAGTGGTTAGATAATAGACCAAGAGAAAAGACCGATGGATGAAGAACTAATATTCGGACCACCAGGATGTGGTAAGACATATACTTTGATTGATATAGTTAAAGAAGAGTTAGGCAGAGGCACACCGCCAGATAAGATTGCATTTGTGTCCTTTTCTAAAAAATCTATAGAAGAGGCCAAAGATCGTATATCTGAACAAACTAAATTATCACTCAAAGATGTTCCATGGTTCAAGACTCTACATTCAACTGGCTATCATTGGTTAGGTCTTAATGATTCTAACATGTTAACTCGTGCAGACTTTACTAAGTTGGGCGAGGAACTTGGAGTTATATTTGATGGTAATACTGCAAGATCTAATAGTGATGGTGTGCTTCTGCAATCTTTTAATAAAGGTAATCAGTATCTAGAACTTATTGGTAGGGCAACTATGAGAGAAGTATCCCTGGATCAAGAATACAATGACAATGGCGATTATCAACTAAGCTATTCTTTTTTGAAAAAAGTAAACAAGGTATACAAAGAATATAAGAAAGAATACGACAAGCGAGACTTTACAGACATGATACAAGATTTTGTGTATCAAGATACTGCACCATCAATTGATGTGTTGATAGTTGATGAAGCACAAGATTTAACAAAGCTTCAATGGTCAATGATCGATGTCCTAAAAAAATCAGCCAAACGTGTATGGTATGCAGGAGATGATGACCAGGCAATACATGCATGGAATGGTGTTGATGTAAAAAATTTTATGAACTCATGCTCTAACATAAGAATCTTGGATCAGAGCTACAGAGTTCCGATGTCCGTGCATGGCATAGCAGATAAGATTGTAAAAAGAATTAATGTAAGACAACGAAAAGACTGGAATCCAACAACACATGATGGATTGGTGGATTATCACATGAATTGGTATGATGTAGATATAGACGAGGGGTCATGGACTATCATGGCAAGAACTAACAAGATCGTTAGTAAGATAGAAACAAGTTTACGTGATAGTGGTTATTTATATGAGCGGTATGGTCAGATATCATTTGATAATCAGTACACACAGTTCATAAAAATGTGGGAAGATTTACGTGAAGACAAACCTATAGCCTTGGATATGATCAAGCAGTTTTATGGGTTTGTACCAAAGCAAGGCAAGAATCAAGTGGTTAAGAGAGGATCGGCTAAAACATTAGATTATTTAGATCCACAAAGTAGTTTAACATATAACGAACTTGTGGCTAATCATGGATTGGTTGCAGCTAAGTCTATGAGATCTGAGGATGTTGTAAACATGTCAGAAGATGATCAGACATATAGGGCAGCCATATTACGAAGGGGAGAGGATCTAGATAAGCCTCGTATTAAACTATCGACAATACATCAGATGAAAGGCGGAGAGGATGACAATGTAATATTGTTATCTGAGTCATGCTATCCTGCAGTCAATGCACCTAATCAAGATGATGAACATCGTGTGTTTTATACGGGGGTTACTAGAGCAAAGCATAACTTACACATAGTAGATTCATTTGGAAAGTATAGGTACATGATATGAAAAGAGAGAACGTATTAGCTAAGGCGGGACAACTTATCACGGGCGATAGAGCAAGGGATTATGGGGATGCCTATGAAAATCATGAAAGAGTTGCTACTATGTGGTCAGCAATATTAGGTATTAAAGTTTCTGTAAGAATGGTGTATCTTTGTTTATTGGCATTGAAGATTTCACGTTTAGTGAAAACACCTGGTCATACAGATTCGTGGGTCGATATCTGTGGATATGGTGCACTTGGAGCAGAAGAGAAGGACGATAAGTGAAAGATAAAAACACAATAAGTTTCTTAGAACGTATGGAAATGAATACGTTAGAAAAAGAATGGACAGTGCCTCAATCCTTTCCAGACCTTACTAACTCTAAATATATAGCCATCGACTTAGAAACATGTGATCCAAACTTAATTGAACTTGGCCCAGGATGGACACGTAACGATGGGTTTATCGTGGGAGTAGCTGTCGCAGCGGGGGATTTCGTGGGATATTATCCCTTTCGGCACAAAGGTGGTGGGAATATACCAGAAGAAAAAGTTTTTACCTGGCTTAGAAAACAGATGGATACACCACATATACCTAAGATTATGCACAATGCAATGTATGATGCAGGATGGCTTAAGTGGGCAAATGTGGATGTAAAAGGCAAGATTATTGATACAATGATTGCTGCTCCACTTATTAATGAAAACAGATTTAGTTTTGCCTTGAATGCCTTGGGTCGTGACTATCTTGGCGAACGTAAAGATGAAAAGGTATTGAAGTCTGCGGCCAAAGACTTTGGTTTAGATCCAAAAAAAGAATTATGGAAACTACCATCACAGTTTGTAGGCACTTATGCAGAACAAGATGCAGCTTTGACACTTAGATTATGGAATCACTTTGAGCCACTAATCAATAAAGAAGAACTATCAAGTATATTCGAATTAGAAACAAGTCTTATACCTTGTGTATTTGAGATGAGAAGTAAAGGTGTACGTGTAGACTTAGATAAGGCAGAGCAGATTAAAACTAAATTACTTACTATGAAGAAACAAATACTCAAAGAAATAAAAGATGATACCAACATAGATGTGGAACCATGGGTGGCGACAAGTGTAGCTAAAGTATTTGACTATCATAATATTCATTACGATGAGACGGATAAGAGCAAACAAGCATCATTTACAAAAGCCTGGTTACAAAATTGTCCACATCCTATTGCCGCTAAGGTATTAAGACTACGTGAACTAGACAAAGCACATAATACATTCATTGATAGTATATTGAAACATAGTTACAAAGGCCGAATACATTGTGAGTTGCATCAACTGCGTAATGACGATGGTGGCACAGTGACAGGTAGGTTTAGTTCGTCTAATCCTAATCTTCAGCAAATACCATCAAGAGATCCAGAGATTAAGAAAATGATTCGGGGTCTGTTTATACCTGAAGAGGGCGAGAAGTGGGGCAGCTTTGATTATAGTAGCCAAGAGCCAAGGTTATTGGTCCACTATTGTGGGGTCGTGAACAAAGGTAATCCTACTGTGGATAACATTATAGAACAGTATCAACAAGACGATGTTGACTTTCATCAAATGGTTGCAGATATGGCAAACATATCTAGAAAAGAGGCTAAGACAGTTAATCTTGGTATTATGTATGGTATGGGCAAACAGAAACTTGCCAACACTTTAGATATTAAATTAGAAGAGGCTAACGAACTACTAGATACTTATCATCGTAAAGTTCCATTTGTTAAACAACTTGCAGATCAAGTAATGTCACGTGCACAAAAGATGGGTAGGGTACGAACTGTATTAGGCAGATCATGTAGGTTTGATATGTGGGAGCCAAAGACATTTGGTTATAATCAACCCTATAAGTTTGAAGAAGCTGAAAAGAAATATGGTCCAGGTATTAGACGAGCATTTACCTATAAGGCCCTAAATAGATTGATACAAGGCAGTGCAGCAGATCAAACAAAGAAAGCCATGGTTGACTGTTACAAAGAGGGTTTAGTGCCTTTGCTTACAGTACATGACGAACTTTGTTTTAGTATAAGTTCACAAAAGCAAGCAGATAAGATTACTGAGATCATGGAACAAGGTCTTGAACTAAATGTCCCAAGTAAAGTTGACCAAGAGTTAGGTAATGATTGGGGCGAGGTTGGTTAAGTAGATATGTTCTCCATACGATTAACTAACCTTTCTGCACGTTTGGTTACTTGATTGTACCACTTGGAGGAACGCATCTCAGATGCAGCGGCTTTCCAGTCGCCCTTGTTAACATTTTCACGCATACGGATAAATTTAGATAAACGAGGTCGTCCAAGATTAAACATCATATTAGCAATAATTAATTGTGCTTCTTCTGGTAAATCGTCAAAGTTGTCATACAATACTTTGCACTCATCCAATGTTACTTGTATGTCCTTATCAAACAATTCATTAACACGTTCTTCTGATACTGGTGTGCCAACTGGCTTACCATGTTCTTCATCCCACTCAGTGACAAGATGTCCTATACCAATTGTGGGTAAATTTAAATGATCGAGATATATGGCATTAACACATCCCTCATCTCTTTTAAGTTCTTCTCTTAATTGTTCTATGTTCATTGACTTCCTACTGTTGCTCTAGTTACGGGGTTTGGTACTAATATTGGATTGACACCACCCGTAGATCCTACATTAGCGGGTGGCTGAATGTTAGGTATATTTATATTCTGTATGTTAGTTATCGCTTTATTAACTTGTGGTTGTAATCTTTGTTTTTGTAAATTTAATAAAGGTCTAGCCTCTTCTTCGGCTTGTGTTGTGCTTAGTTGTCCACCACGGATGGTAGCAGCAGAAGTTAAAGCTAACATGGTCTGAAAACCTTGAGCTATTGGATCATTAGCTTTGAATTTACCAGATAAAAATTCTTTAACTGTATTTGGTTTTCTACTTGCCATCATCATTTTAAGAACTGTTGGGTTACGTAAAGCTTTAGACATTATTGCATAACCAGCAGCGGTTGAAGCAGTAGCAAGCGGATTCATAATAAAAGCAATAGACGATAAAGCTAGAGCAATTTGTGGTGCAGCAAGTCCACCTTTTCCAGTTATACTAGCATTAGATACCTTCACCATTTGTTCAGCTAAAGCATTAAGACCTTCATTAGCACCTTTTCCAAACATTTCATCGATAGTTTCTGGACCATAAGTTCTTAAAACATTTTGAAATTTTGTGCCTAACCTACCAGATTTAAATGCATCAAGAAAATCATCCGTCATTTTTACTGCACCTTGATCATCAACTGTAGCACCTATTTGTTTAAGTATTCTACCCATTGCAGCATCTTGTACATTTTGAAATGTATTTGGATTTAACACTCTTTTTGCTCTTCTTATACTAGCTACGTCACTAAAGACATTAGCTGCTAACACATCTGGATTATTTGTAGTTTGTAATAATTGAGTAAACTGATCTTTATTTCTCTTCGCTAAAGATCTTTGTATATCTTTCAATCTCAATAAAGATTGTCCTAAAGGTAATTGTCTTAAATTAGCAATTGCTTGTGGAGCAAGATTCGCTTTACCTACTTCCAAGGCTTTTAATGTATCTTCTAACTGTTTAAACTCTTTTCTAAATAGTCTATCAACTGTGGTGCCTTTTTGTCTAATGTTCGCTGCTAATTTAACAGAATCTACAATACGTAATCCTGTTGCAGGATCAACAGATAAAGACTCATTTACCATTTTTTCTAAATATTTTTTTCCTAATGTTTGTCTTACTTGATCAGCTATTTCAGCACCAGATCCTCTAATTGTTGCTACTTCTGCTGCTTCTCTTTCTAAAATGCCCGCTCTTCTTAAAACATCTTTTCTAACACTGTTACTTTGTGGCAAATCAGCGACATCGTTCAAAGCTTGTTTCGCTGATCTACCTCCTAACTGTCTCTTGGCTAAAAAATTTGCACCTTCATCAAGATCCGTAATACCAGTAATTCTTCCTAAAGCTTTACCTGTTGGTGCTCCTCGTATAGCTCTCATTAATTGTCCAAAAGCTTCTGGATTGTCTTTTAAAACTATTTCGTTAAATATAAAGTCAGTATTAAGTTGACCTCTATTTGCTTGCTCTATTATTTCAGATACCACAACGTTATCAAATCTTTTTGTAGCACTTTTGTAAAACTTATTTGTTCTTGACAAAAGTCCTAAGGCCTCTGCTGCTTGTCCTGCGGTAATATCTAGTTTTGGTGCTGCTGATATAAAAGCCATGCTACCAGGATCTGTAGCTAAAGGTATACCTTTACTCATATTAGATAATGTTAACATAGAATCATCTATTGCATCATCTATAGATTTTTTCAAAGTTTGTAGTGCACCAACATTTATATCGTTTAATAAAGCAGGATTTTTTGTTGCTTCAAGTAATCCAGTTCTAATCTTAGTGACATCACGTATTGTCGCAAACTCTGAACCTTTACCTAAGTCTCTTACCATTCGTGCAAATTTTGTGGTACCAATATCTGCAATGGTATTTTTTTCTAAAGTATTTAAAGCTTGCTTAATACCACCAACGGGGACAAATTTTTGTCCACCAAGTGTATCATGTATTTTGGTATATAATTTATCAATATCTTCATCGAACTGACGTTTTCTCATTCTAATCATATCACCAAGATCTTTTGGTATTTGTTTACCAGTTCTAAGATTACCTATAATTTTTTCTATTTCTTTGGTTGTTTCATTATTAAATTTTGCTTGCATGTTTGCTAATGTTTTATTACCAGACGTATAAAAATCAGAAATATCTTTTCTAACAATTTCACCTAAGTTTTTTACCTGTGCATTATCTGTTATTCCAAAACCTTGGAGATCTCTTAAAATTAAATTTAAATTTTGTTTTGCAACTTCTTCATTTGGAAAAATACCTTCGTAAACAGCTTGTAATCTATTTAAAATAGGCCTAAAAGATTCACTCGTTGCACCTGCTACTGTTGGCCTATAATTATTTTCAATATATTCTCTTGCATTTTTCCTTAATATTTCATTTGCTTCTCCACCTGGACCTTTAATTATGCGGCCAAATAATTTAGACAATCCACGTCCAATGCCTTCACCAGCAAATCCAAATACTCCCTCTATAGCTGAATCTCTGGCAACATCTCCAAAGCTTTGTTTTTGCAAACCCTCAGCGTACTCAATACCTTCATCAAGCAACTTACCACCCGCAGTTGCTGCACCCACAATCAACATACCTGGTACAAAACCAACACCAGATGCGGCAATTGTAGCTCCTATACCAGAAACTATTGGAAGTGCAGTTGCACCTGCAAACTCTTTTACATCGTTAAAAGTAAAACCTTCTTCATCAATAGCAAGTTCTTTACCCTCTCCTAAACCAAGTTTATTACGTCCATCTTTTGTTAAAATAAATCGTCCTAGGGCATCTGTTCTAAAACCAGTATCACCCACTACAGATTGTAAGTATCCTGCCTTTTCTTGATCAGTATCCATTCTGCCAAACTGAAATCTAGAAAATCCTCCAATTGAATCAAGACCAGTATCATAATCAACATCAACTTCTTTATATTCAGCTATAAAGTCTTCATCAGAAATTTTTTCACCAGTCTTGGGATCAACACCAGCAGCAATTAGTTGTTTTCTATATTCTTGTATTTCTTCTAATGACGCTGAACCAAAATCTATTTCTGCTACTTTATCGTCAAAACCAGATTCTTGTTGAAAAAAAGACATCACCTCATCTAGTTGCTCATCTGTAGGATTATCAGTGTCAAGTTCAACTTGTTCTACTTTTTTTGTAAAAGGATTTTCTATTTGAAAAACTGGCATTTAATTATCCTTGACTGTAACAAGTTTAATTACACCATCTTCTCCACGTGAGTATTTTTGACCTTTTTTAAATGTTGGGAGATCTTTACCTAATCTTTTTCTTTCGCTTTCAACTAAAGTTCCAATTGATTTACCACTTGGAAGAATAAATTCTTGTGCTTGTGCATCGTATGCATTTAGCTTTGATGCATTTTCTATTTGAGCAGTTTGAAATCTCTCAATAATTTTTCTGCCCTTATCAAGTAATAATTCTTTTGGCATCGCTGTTAAAGCAAAAACTCCACCTTGCATAACTTCCTTGGTAACAAATGCGTCAGCTAAAAATGATACATCTCTATCAGATATTGAGTTAGCAGATTGATCTCTACCTAATGTAAGTGGAATTAATTGTTGAAATACTTTTTTCATATCAGCAACTGCAACATCTCTATCAGTATAGCTTTTAGGTGCGTCTTTACCTAAAACTGCTGATGCTCTTGACCATAAACTTTGAAAGGCTGGATTAAATCCAGTAACTTTCCCACCTGCAACATCTAACATAAATCCCTTTGTTAATTTAATACCATTACTTGCTTCTAACATGCCAGTTGTTGCTTTACTGTAATTTTCAATATATTTATCTGTCTTTGCAAGATCTTTAACAGTCATATTTTCTCTAGCTTTTCGAAAAGCTTTAGTATTTGCTGCTTGTTTTTCTAATAAAGCTTTGGCAAATGATGTGCTGGTCAAACCAGGAGGAGTGCCATTTTCAGCTAAAAAGGCCTTACTAATAGTGACTTCGTCACCCTCGGCATATGTATTACCTCTCTCATCAGTAAAACCTTCTGGACCAACAATATACTTTTCAAAATCAAATTGTTTGTTAAAAGTTGATAAAGCTTTTTGTCTTTCGAAAGCTTTATTCTTACCTATTTCACCTAGGCCATACTGAAGAGCAGATAATTGAACTTGTCTATTAAACTCATCTTTTTTTGCTTTATCCTTTATAAAAGCATCAGCACCTTTTTCTAAACCTTTAGCTATGTTAGTGACTGCGTCTGGACTGTCACCTGCTGCAACAGAGAAAAACATTTTTGCCAAAGCAAGGTTTTTATCCATGCCTTCATACTTTGGTGCATTCTGTGTAAACTCTTGCATTAATTGTTTGAGTTCCGCTTGTTGTTCCTCTGGCGTTCCTTCTTTAACTATCTTTTTAACTTCTTCTTCGTTTTTTATACTAATTGTACCAAGCTGACCCTCTTGTCTTCTTTTTTGATCATCTAATATTTTTTGTTGTTCTTCAGTTATTGTTGGCTTTACTGGGTCTGGTTTAATTATTTTTTTCTTATCTGGATCATCACCTGCTATTAAGTTTTCTTCTTCAGCAACGTCTCTTTGTTCTTGTAACACTGGACTTATTTGTCCTTGTTGCATTCTTTCTTGATCTTTTAAAGTATCTAAAGGATTAGGAGCACCGCTTATTTGTTTAAAGACATCTAACAATTTATCTTGTGAGGGTGCACCTACTGGACTTCCAGTAACTGCTTGTTGAAATCCTGGTGAGACACCAGTGCTTAATGGACTACCACCCATCATCGATTGTGCTTGTGCAGATTGAAGTGTAGATTCTGGTTGAAAGATATTTTCCATTACACCTTGTGGTCTTAAAGGCATTTCTTTAAGACTTAAGCCAGATATTCCACCACCTCTACCTGGTGCCCTAGGTCTTGTTATGCCTAATAAATTTATTAATTCTGGATTTATATCTTGTACTGCACCAATTCCAGATGTTGGAATACCTCTGGATCCTCTTGATTTAGTCAAAGGGTTTGTTGCCATTAGTGGACTGCCACCTAGTTGAAAACTAGCTACACCACCCATGGCGTTTAATTTGTTACGGGCGTTGCGATTAAACATTTTACGATTCATAAAACTCATTTGCCGAATAATCCACCTAGTAATCCACCAAGGCCACCGCCTCCACCACCGAAGGCTCCTGCAAGACTGGCTACACCACCTAGTAATCCACCAACCTGTGATAGTCTACTTGGATCGGGTGTTGTGGTAGTAGTTAATTGAGTTTGTGTTGATGGCACACCTCTAAATATATCTGACATAAATGATAATCTTTGATATGGCTCAAACTGTCTTTGCGTGGATGTAGCTCGTAGAGCATCTAACTCACTTTGTTGTTGTGCTTGCTCTTGTCCGCCTAATGAGGACAATAACTGAATGTCTCTTAAGTTTGCTGCTTGTTGTGCTTCACCTAAACCAGCAGTTGCAATACCAGCCTTTGTAAATAATTCAGATGCTTTTTGTGCTCTATCCTGTGCAGACTCAAATGCTTGTGCACGAAGGCCAGCAGATTGTCTTGCAAATGTATCAGCTAAGTTTCTTTGTAATTCTTGTTCAGCTACTGCTTGTCTTGAACCACCAAACGCACCTTGTTGCACTGCTCGACTACCAATTTGTTGTCTTGCAATGTCACCTTGTCTTGTGATATCTGCAAGGTTCTGATCAATTACATTTTCTATAAATGGATTCATAAAAGCTTGCTGTGATCCTGGTTGTAATGCAGATACGCCCATACCAACAATATCAGCACCACTTTGTAGCATTGGTTGAAACGCACCGATGCCCCCTACGCCACGTTCTATAGCATCTCTTTGTATAGGGGTTAGTCCTGCTATTTGTATCTCTGGAAACTCAACAGGTTGCGTTGCTGTGTCCCTAACATCTGTTAAAAGTTTTTCAAGAAAATCCCTTTGATAATCTGGTAAGACTGTTTTTTGTTCAACTGTTGAAACTGCCATTATGCCATTCCTTCAAACTTGTCCATTAAATCATACATAGTTGCTATGCCTTTGTCTATGTTTCCATTACCTGCACCCTTTACAGCCTTTTCTGTAAAAACAAACTCGTTATTAGACAATGCTGCACGTTGCACTGGTTTACCATCTTGATATATCATCCCTGGTATACTGTCCGAGGTCCCAGTTCCAGGGCCCTTTAATATACCACCAAACTCTGGAGATCCACCTTCCATTAGTGCACGAATACCACCACTATTAGTTGGCGGGTTCTTTTTGGCCATGATTGCATCTTCTAGTTCTTCAATAGAACTATAACCTATACCAGTATTTGGATCGTTAAAATTTAATAAACTACTTATACCAGATTCCATCATGTCACAACTCTATCAAAAAAAATAATAATCGTCTATTTATATTCGAGATATCGCACTCGTTGTCACCCTTGTTTTAGATAACTCTTGTATACTTGCAACGACATGCAGTCTATCTGCTGTCGCAGCTTGAACCTTCAATACTTCACCACTTTGCAATATTAAATCTTTTGTTAACAATTCTATTGTAGTATTAGCTCCTACTGCTTTGACGTTAAATAAAACAAATGTATCACTTCCACTAACAAGTTGTACTGTAATTGTATCAGCGTTACCGCTATCTTCTGCTACTAGAATAGAATTTACTATTGCTGCATTGAAATCGGCATCACTAGGAACTGTAAACAAAGTTGTAAGATTGGTTGTGGTAAGATCTAACTTTGCGTTTGTAACACCTTGAATATACTGAGGAATACTGGTTATAAGCATTAGCGTCTACCATCCTCTCGTATATCAACTCTAGGTGTACCAAGTTTATATTTTGTTCCTAGTGATGTGGAATCTATTCTTAAAGCAAAAGATCTACCTCGTAAACGATAATTTAACTTTTCTGTAAACTGCTCTACTGGACTAGTTGCAGACCTTTGTGTTGTATTTTGAGTTGTTTCATTAAAATCGGCACCAGGGTTATTTCTTGATTTCATAGTAAATGATACATCTGGATTAACACTTGTAGATCCATTGAAAGTAATATCTGGTATGACTTGTTTGATAGATAAAAATTTATCACCATCTCCAATATCAATGGCCGATGATTCAATAAACGATGTCATAGCAGATCCATCATCATCAAACCCTACTTCATGATTATAGAGATATTGATTACCAGTGGCTTGTGGTAGATTCCTAATACCTCTATCTAGCCATGCATCTCTTGCTAATGTTCCGTAATACCAAACTTTTTCTAAATAATTATATGCAACATATTTATCTATTTGTGTACCTGCAGACGATGGGTAAAACCACAATATCTCACTAAACTCAGAATTAAGTCCCACATGTACTTTATCACGCTCTTCAAAGTTAAAATCTAGAAATACTTTATCTTTAACAGTGCATGGTAGTTGTATTGTTTGACCACCAGAATAAACGTAGAAAGTATCCACACCCATCCAGAACACTGCATCCTCAACTGCTATTGCAGAAAAGGGACTCATAATAGTTATGTTTTTCGATAGTTCTTGCAGACCAAAAGTAAATGGTGGACCTATGAACTTCATGGCGTGTAGTGTTTTGTTAGTAAAGACTAATATCTGTTGTTTTGTTTCAACAGCTTGTACGAAGGTAGATCCACCACCTAATCTCAAATCACCTGCAGTATTTGTAGCAGTTGGAAAGAAGTCTACTGGATTTTCTTGTGAGGAAAAACGAATCAACAATGGATCTTGTACCCCGTTCCCTTGTGTAGCAGACGAGTTTGCACCTAATCCATCACAACCAAACACGATAACGTGTCGGTCTTGGTCTGACACAAGAACTTGTTTAGCAATTGTAGGCACACTTGTTTCTCCAGAGTATGTGCTTGTTGCACTAAGTTCTATTGCTCTGTTACCCAAACCATTTGTTTTATCCCAGTAAAATATACCACCATCTCTTGCGTTTATGATTATATCTTCACCAAAATTGTCATGTGACCATAATCTTATTTGTGCACCAGGGACAGTAACACTTGCTGCATTACCCCACCCAACAAAATCATTAGCAGAATCTGCATTTCCAGTTGCTAATCTAACAAGAGTATTATCTGCATGTGTTGCTGCATCTGTCCCACTTGCACCTCTGGTTGATGGTCCACCACCAGTTCCTAATGTATTAGAACTTATTGTGCCAACAGTTATAAGTTCTTCTTCTATTAATATTAAATCACCTGCGGTAATTCCAGTAGCACTATCTACATCTATTGCAGTTTCACTTGCGTCTAGAGCTTCTGCTAGTTGTGTTGCCAAAGCACCAGATGTTGTACCACTCCACTGACCAGCACCCCAGCCAGTTCCGCCAACTGTCACATCTAATCCAACATTTATTTGATATGCACCCACAACACTACTACCACCATTACCAGTGTCAGATGAATTAGCTGCTACACTTGATGTGATTGTGTAGGCATTAGAGCTTATGATAGATGCAATCTGAAACTCTGCATTAAGTATTGTAGCTGTAATTGTGCCACCTAAAGTTGCTGCACCAGAGAATGTTACAAAGTCTTTTTCATTAGCACCATGTGCTGGATCTGTAACAGTTATAGTTGTTGATCCATTTGTGGCAGCAAAAGTTATATCACCTGCACCTGTAGTATTTCTAATCGGTGTAATGTCATTAAACGTCTGACCCTCTTCTATGTAGTATTTAAGATGTGTGCCAATACCCATAAAGTCAGAACCATCAAGAGCTACCCAATTGTGCAGTCTTCTAGCACTACCTAGATACTGATTAGCACTATATTTCTCCCAACCACCAAACTTTTCTGGAAAACCAAACCTAAATCTTACTTTATCTCCATCAACAAAGCCACCTTCATTACTATAAGATGTAATATCAGATACGATACCAGGTTTAAATTTTAAAGCTGTCATAGGCATTAGAACGCACTCACTGATTTAGTTCCTGTGTAAGCGTCTTCATTAACGCTACCACTTCCATCATTAATATCTTTCAAAGCAAAAGGTCTACTACTGCCATCACTACCAGATATTGTACCAGTTAAACTAAAAGAACCATCTGTTGAATCTCTGTCCACAGTATTAGTAGCACCAGCAGAAACTGTTGCACTAAATGGATCACTGCCAGATAAGACACATGATATTGCTAAATTGTTTGTAAATATAAATCGTCTGCCTGCTGTCGGACCTACAACATCTACGTTTTTAATTTGGTTAAAGGCTCCACGACCACCTGCTCCAAGTATAATTTCAACTACAGCTTTTCCAGTATTCACATCAATATACATGGCGATGCCCATTGTTCCAGAATTGCCATTATTAACACCAACTAAAGCACTATTCCACTGCATATATCTATAAGTATCACTTCCAACAGTATGAGTTGTATTTGTATCTGGTTGACTTGCTGAAACGCCATCAAAGGTACTTGGACCACTAGGACCTACGATAGCACCACTTATAGGTGTGCCATCCTCTAAAAAAGCGTGTGTAAAAGACATGGCAAAATCAGATCTATTTATATTTGTAAGTCCCTTACCTCCAAAAGCAGTAGCAGAGCTTGTGTTATAGTATGTAGGGTTAGCACTTCGAGTTGAATTACTACTATCTTGTGGTCTTTTCACTGTTCTAGGAGAATCTGTAAAAGAAACACCAGAACCAGCACTTCTATTATCATCAACTAATGCTGTATCAAAAGTATGTGTATCAGTCTGCACAACAACTGTAGAATTATCTGCTTCACTTATTGTAGTTGTTCCTGAGTTACTTGTTGAACTTTCTGATGATGTAAATGTTTTTAATGTAGACTGTACATTACCACTGCCTTTTAATTCTAGTGTTGTACTAGAATTAGTTGTTAAAGGTGAACCAGATGAGTTTGTAATGTTATTACCATTTGTATCAAGTATTATTTTTTTATGTGCAGAGTTATTATCTAAACTTAAATTACCACTTATATTATCTGAAAGCTTAAAAAACTGTACTGGAAGTTTTGTCTTATCACCAGCTTTGGTATTCAAACTACCACTTGAACTAACTTCAGTAAATCCTACATTTGTTATTAATGGTATTGCCATACATCACCTAATATTTAATTGATTCTACAAAAGTAAATATGCTTCCATTTTGATTTATTGCTATTGCAAAAGATACAGAACTACCAAGACTTACACCTTGTGAGTTAGACGGATAACTTAAAGTTAATGTATTAGATGAACTTGTTTTATCCACAATTATATACTGGCCTATTGCCAAACTACCTATCGCTAAAGTTAAAGCTACGTTATTACTTGATGTATCAACCTTTTGATATATTGATTGAGCAGAAGATGGTGTAAGCGTGGCTGATGAAGATGTTATAGCACTTGGCACTGTTACAAGATTTGCATTGAAGTATGTAGAAAATGTAGCGGCAGTGGTCTGTCTCATTGTGCCACCATCATTCGTTACAATACCATCTCCATCTGCAACTGCGGTTGTTCCAGCACTTGTGCCACCATCCATGAGATTTAGTTCTGATGCTGTTGCAGTTAATTTAGTACCACCAAAAGTTAAGCTATCTAATAAGTCTACAACCGCTGCACCAGATCCTGCACCATCTGCATATATTAAGGCTTTTGCACCAGCAGGCACATTCACATTACCACCAGATCCTTGTGTAAATGTAGCAGTTTGACTTGTGCTATTGTGAACAAAGAACATTTTATCTTGATCATTTGGAGATATAGTAATTGTGTTTGTACCAGACGGAGATCCACCTAATACTAAAACTTTATTGCCACCTTCGGATAATGTACCATCACTAGTTGTTAATGTGTGACTTGTACCAGATAAGGTTATAGCTCCTACACCATTAATGGCTCTATCTAGTATATCTAAGTTGTTGTTGGTCGTTGTACCCCATGTACCAGCTTGTTCACCAGCACCTATCTTTTCAACTCCTATGTTTGATGTATATGTACTTGCCATGCTTACCTCACTATTTCTGTATATGTCTCTGTGCCACTAGGCGTAATCTCTGTCCATGTCTCTGTGCCACTCGGTGTTATTTCTGTATATGTTTCTGTTGTGGCATCTGTTACAACATCTACAAACAGTATATCTCCAGATGATGTTTTTGTAAAATTCAAATCTTGAGAAGATATACCTGCAAGTATAGCAATACCATCTGCTGTCTGTGTAAACGCACTACTCATGGTTACATCAGTAAAGTTAACTATTTTTATATCTTCTGTGGTTTGTGTAAAACTAGAACTAACTTCTGCGTTTACACTACCAGTTATAAATATACCAGCAGTCGTTTGTGTAAAGTTACCACTTAAAGATGAAACGCCTACGAGTGTTCCAGATCCTATACTAGAGCTTGAGGCAAGAGCGTTCATCTCTGCTGTTGCTACTTGTAATACGCCACCTACATCAGCAAGAGCAGCTTCGGCTATGGCAGCGTGACCCAACATTAGTCGGCATCCTCTATCTTGTTGCCTTTAGCTACCCATTCTTGAATTGCTTGGTAGTGTCTGTTGTCAGAGTTTATAGGTATACATACTTTTTTTCCATCTAGCTCTGCTGTTATACTAGCTTGATTGTTTCCTAAAAAAGATATGTATTTTGCTTTTGTAAAATTCATATTATCTCCTATAATTCTGCATCAGCTTCAAGAAATCCTGAAGTACCATTTATTATTCTAAGAACAATTCCTTCACCGATTGTGTCACTAGCACAATCTGATAGATTTAAACCAGTACTATATGTTGATGGGTCATTAATTGCATCCAAAGTAACTGAGTTATCAACAACATTAGCTCTTAAAATACCAAGTCCTGAATCTAAAGTTGTAACAGTAGGAATACTTCTCATAATAACGGGAAAAGTAACAACTACTCTAGTAGTGGTTGCTGTCACGTAATATCCATTACCAATCTGTATAGCGTCAGAACCATTATCATTAATTCTAAAACAATACCTTTGACACAAAGCTAGTTCTTCCCCAAATGACCTATGCTCAAATGGTGTGGCTACAGAGCCTACTTCTAGTTGTATTCCTGTAATTTCTAGTGTATTGTCTGTTGACGCAAATATGCTTCCTATTCCTACTGCTCTATTAGCATTTGTTATAGAATCTAAAGCATCGTCATTTAATGTACCACCTGTATAAGTGCTTCCTCCATGAATCCAAAAATTAATTTGCATTTCATCTGAATTATCATTATCTATTTGTGTGCTTGAAGCAGCAGGAACAGTCATTGTATATCTTGCCCATGATGTTCCTATAGTATGTAATTTACTTATTTGTCTATTTGTACCATTAGTAAGATTTATTTCTGAAACGATTGCCCTACTCTCATTAGACTTTGCATAAAAAGAAAGTGTAAAGGCTCTTGTAGATGTACTTGTTGCTTTAAGTTGTTGTACATTAAACCCCTCAATATGTTGTTGAATAATTAATGCTTCACCTGCTGCAATAGATGTATCTGCTGTTGTGCAATCAATTTTCAATGCGTTTGAAAAACCCTCTAAATCTGTAACAGTAGATTGTGACATTGTATATCTACCTGCTGAAGTAGCACCATGTGTCATATCATATCTATCTAATGTAAAATAACCATCTGCATCACCTTTACCTGTTGCTGATGTTGCTCTTTGAGATATTTGCATTGCACCATTAATTACGATATTTTTCCTACCAATCTGACTGTTGTCTAGGACTTCACCCATCTTTGCTAATTCTGCTGCTTTGGTCATGCTAAATCTCCGTGTAAAGTGGCACTGTGAGCACAGTCATCATTACTAGCAGATGAGTTAAACACTTCAAGAGTAAAGCTACCTGTAGCTCTTCCTGATGTGTTAGCACCTCTATCTGTACCTGAATTTGCCGTCACAGTTTGTGATGAGTCATCATTTGAAAAAGCATTTGTAAAAGTATAAGTGTAGTTTCCTGTACTATTGTCTGTGCTAGATGCTATGTTAGTGCTATCACTTAAAGCTGCATCACTAGCACCAAAAAGCCAAGCCTTTGCAACTCCTTGATTAATCACAGACATAGCAGTAGAATTATTACTACTTGCATCTGTTAATGTGTTTACTCTTAATATACTAGCCATTATGCGAGGTCTCCGTGTGCTGAATGTCCAAAACTAGTTGTATCAACTTGGTTTCCATTTTCTTTGTGCAATATTACATATGAACCTGTTGCGTGAGACTCAACTTGATTGGCAACATTATCATTACTAGTAACATTATCAGCAGCATCAGTTACAGTATAGTTAGCGTTTCCCATGTCATTATTTATAGTAATAGTGAAATGACCTGTTCCCTCATCTGTAATACTACTTATATTTAAACTGTCTGTATTTGCAGCAGTTGACATATTAGTTCTTGCCCAAACTTTACACAACCCTTGTTGCAGATTAGTTGTTGTACTATTGCCTTCACCTGTAACATCAATAGAACCTGCTGTGGTTACACCTGTA